CTACCCCATATTTATCTTCACTTTTATGGGCTCTATTCCGCGATTGTTAGCGTAGAGATCGGCCGTTGCATCATCCGAATGCGCAAGCAATGCTTTCGTGTCAATGCCACCCTGATCCATGTATGTGCGCTTTGCCAAGCTGCGAATCTCGTGGAAGGAAGGCGCATTCTCATCCGGTATTCCTGCAAGCTTCCGTGCCGATGCAAAGCGCATGCTGATCGTCTGCAAATGGACTGCCGATCCGCGCGTGATCGTTCCGTTGTTGCGCTTGTGGTGGATCAAATATGGGCTAACCACGTTGGACTTGCACCGCGCGATGACATCCGCCAGAGAAAGACCGATGGCATCCATCCGAAGGGCGACAGGTATAGCAATCCATTTCTTTGTTTTCTGCCGAAACACAAGTGCCTCGCCATCCTTGACAGAGTTACGGGGCCACGAGGCGACAGTCGATCGATCTTGCCCGGAAACCAGCGCGAGCAGCATCATGTTCGGAAGCCACTCGGCGACCTCTGGCGCCTTTTCCAGTATCTTGTTGAACTGCTCCAACGTCAGGCGCTGCCGCTTTACCGTTACCGAAATCTTTTCCGTCACCGTTGCTGGGTTGCGATCAATCCAGCCAAGCGCGGTTGCCTTCGTGAAAATCTCAATCAGACGGGTTCTCATCACCTGTGCCCAGCGCATCTTCCCGCGCGCTTTGAATTCCTCAAGAAAATCGGAGATCTCAAGCGTCGTGATTGTTTCGACGGCGCGACCCTTGAATCTCTCGGCGATGACCTTGTCCTGAGAGTTTCGAGCGGCCGCAGTCGTCTTTGCGATGCCGGTCATGTTCATCTTCTTGATAAGTTGCTCAATCGTTCGCTCAGTCCGTAGCAGCCGTTGCGCGAGCGTGGTTGTAGCAACGCTTTTCTCGGCGATCACATTGGCCTCTTGAGTTTCATGAATCGCCTGAGCCAGGCTGATGCGCCCTAGAACGTGGGTCTGCTTATCGATGGGATTACGCCACACGTAATATTGTGGGCGCGGCTCATGCAGATTAGCGGGCCAGTTCGCTCGCTTCTTAATTCTTGGCCTTGCTGCCATGTCCGAATACCCGTTGAGCTAGAGTGGGGCGAGCGCTTCCGTCTTGGAACGTCGCATCTTCTTCAACATAATAGGCGCGCCCGACCTTGACCGGAGCAGGCCATATCTTCCCTTGCGTGATCCATGTCCGAGCAGTCGTTATCGCTGGCGGCGGGTCGAATTGAGTCATCAGCCACGTATTAAGACGAACCTTCATGCTTCACTCCCAAATATACGGCTGCAACCTGCAGAAAGGCGGAGACGTGAGCGGTCATACTGGTTTCTGGGGCGGTGCTGGCCAACTTCCCCAGCCGTATGCTTGCTTGTCGCACGTCGGATGCTTGTCAGTTCGTGGGCGTGACGGCGTATCCCATGAACGACCCTTCACCGTCCAAAGTAATTTCCATCCTGCTGCCCGCAAACTCGCTCCGTCTTCGCTGTCCAAGATGTACGTCAGGCCACGCCGAAAACCCTTGTCTTGCGCAACACGTCGTGCAGCTGCGTAAAGCATCGAGCAGGCATTCGGCACTCCGTTCGTGCAGAGACGCGTACAGTTTCATGGACGTCCAAGCATCGCTCGTCGGTGCGGGTGGCGCATTCCAGCTCGGCTACGGTCAAGCAACGGCAGAAGAAGGTATCGACATCCAGCGCGCCGGCGACAAGAACACGATGCGCATCGGCTCGGACGGTGAAGGTATGCATAGCCTGCACGCCGACAAATCCGGCACGATCACGCTTCGCTACCTGAAGACTTCGCCGGTCAATCAAAAGCTCATGGCCCTTTCCGTGGCGCAGGCCTTGAGTTCTTCGCTCTGGGGGCAAAATGTCATCACCGTGACGCAAAGCGCATCGGGCGACATCACCACGGGTCGCAACTGCGCGTTCAAGAAGATCCCCGATCTGAAGTACGCGAAAGACGGCGACATCGTCGAGTGGGTTTTCGACGTTATCAAAATTGACTCGATGCTCGGACAGTACGCGCAATGATCGAATTCGAAATCGGCGGTATCGAATACCGCAGCGGCAAGCTCGACACGTTCAAGCAATTGCACGTGTCGCGCAAGATCGGTCCGCTCGTTCCGAAGCTGCTCCCTGCATTCGCTTCCATCGCGGCGAAGAAGGAAGGCAAGAACGACATTGCTCTCATCGCGGGCGCGCTGCAGCCGGTCGCTGACGTCATGGCAGAAATGTCCGAGGCCGACGTCGAATACATCTTCTCGAACTGCCTGGCGGTCGTGCAGCGCAAGCAGGGAAAGGATTGGGCGCGCGTGTGGAACAACGGCGCGCTGATGTTCGATGACATCGAAATGCCGATGATGATCCAGATCACGATGAAGGTGATTTGGGACAACCTCGGTGCTTTTATACAAGGGCTTCTCGCGAAGCAAGCGGCGGGAAGCCCACCAGCACCGGTGTAACCTGGGCGGCGATGGCCGAAGGTGAGGACTGGGTCATGCGGCCTTGCGTCAAGGGCATGTGCCTGTACGAGAGCATGTTGTCCGGAAAGATCGGCATGCATGACATCGCGCGGATGAACGAAGCACTGGACGTGGTCGAGGAGAATCGACAAAAAGCGCGGGCCCTCACCGAGAGATAAGACATGGCGGCAGAGACGGACATAATTCGTGAGTTTTTAGTTTCACTTGGGTTCAAGATTGATAAGGTCGGTCTCGAGTCTTTCGTCAAGGGCATCACCGCAGCGTCGGCGGCCGTATTCGCGAGCGTGACCGCGATCGAGGACAACCTCGAAAAGCTGTACTTTGCATCGCAGCGCACGAAGGCATCGGCCGAGAACATCCGTGCTTTCGGTTTCTCGATGAGCCAGATGGGTTCGTCGGCGGGCGCGGCGCTCGACACGATCGAGAACCTCGCGCGCTTCATGCGAAATAGCCCCGGCGCCAACGGCTTGATTCAAAGCCTCGGCGTACAGACGCAAGGCGCGAACGGTCAACTGCGCGACACGTCCTTGATCCTTCAGGATCTCGGCAAGCAGTTCGCCAACATGCCGTATTACCGTGCGAACGCATACGCGCAAGCGCTCGGAATCGACGAAAAGACGCTGATGGCATTGCGTCAAGGCCTCGGCGATTTCGGCGACGATTACAAGCAGATGCTCGCCGCGGCGGGTCTCGACTTGGAAGGCGCGACAAAGCGCAGCCATGAGTTCATGGTGCAGACGCGCACGCTCGGGTCGGCCTTCGTCATTCTCGGACAGAAGATTGCGGACTCGATGAGTGCGCGCCTGTCCGGCGGCATCAAGAAATTTCGCGAAGGTCTGGTCGATAACTTCGACAAGATCACGGATGTCATTGCCAAGGTCATATCTGGCGTGCTCTGGCTCGCGGATACGATCAGCACGCTTGCGCTTCGCGCGATGCAGGCGATTGGGACGATCGTCGACTGGTTTAACAGTTTCGACGATTCGACCAAGAAGGTACTGATCGGGCTCGGATTGCTTATCGGCGGGTGGAAGCTGCTCAATGCAGTATTTCTGTCGACGCCGCTCGGTCGGCTCGCACTGCTCGCGACGGCACTGCTCGCCCTCTATGACGACTATCGCGTCTGGAAGGAAGGCGGGAAATCGCTGATCGACTGGTCGATTTGGGAGAGTCAGATCGACAAGGCGATGTTCGGCCTGTCCAAGCTCGGCAATATGCTCCGCGCCCTGGGCAAGATGGCGCAGGACGCATGGCGTGGGAATTGGAGTGCGCTCCCTGCGGACTGGGAAGAGGCAAAGGCCGCGCTTGCAGCCAAGGATGTCGGCGGCGGTAACGCTCAAGCGCAGATTGACGCGTACAAGACCGATGGTGGCGTAAAGCTGTCACGAGGTGCGCAGGCGCGCGTCGACGCGGCGAATGCTTCGAACGATGAGGAATTCGGGACAATTATTGAGGTGCCCGATGCATCGCAACCGCGTGGCATCAGGAATAACAATCCCGGAAATCTGAATTTCGTCGGGCAGGAAGGCGCGACCTTGGAGGCGCATCCGAATGCGCGCTTCGCTCGATTCAGGACACCAGAAGAAGGATTGGCAGCTCTGGCATCGCAACTTCGTCGGTACGGCGAGCGCGGGCTGAATACCGCAAGTGCGATCATCAACAAGTATGCGCCAAGGTCGGAAAACAGAGATTCGTTCGATGCTTACGTTAATCGGCTTTCCAGTAGCGTGGGGGTCGGTGCTGACGGGAAAATCGATCTTTCAAACCCGGATCAGTTGAATCATGTGATGGGTGCCGTGATCCAGATGGAGAACGGTCGAAACCCGTATAGCCGCGAGCAACTGGCGGCCGCATCGGGTGTCGGGGCGGCCGGCGCGCCGGGCAGCAATCCGGTGTCGATCAGCCAGAGCACGACGATTCACGTTGCTGGCGGGTCGAATCCAGAAGCAGCTGGGCAAGCCGTTGCCGGTCAGCAGGACGGCGTCAATCAGCGACTCGTTCGCAACATGCGGAGCGCGGTGCAATGAGTCTGATCACAAATGGCATCGCTCTCGTCGGTTCGAACGTCCTTACGGCTTTGTTTCGCCAAGGGCGTTCGATTGCTGGCATCGTGCCGAATCTGGTCGTCGAAGAAACGCACGTTGATGAGTTGACCATCACAAGTCATCCGGTGGAGCGCGGCGCGGCGATCACTGACCATGCATTCAAGCGACCATCGGAAGTCACGGTTCGATACGGGTGGAGCAACAGTTCCGGCTTCTTTGACATTGGCAGCCCGAGCCCTGACGACGTGTACAAGCAATTGCTCGCGCTTCAGGAAAGCCGTGTTCCGTTTGATATGGTGACCGGCAAGCGCATGTATCAAAACATGCTGATTAAGACGCTTGCGGTAACGACTGACGCGGCGACTGAAAATTCGCTTATGGTGGTCGCAACGCTTCAGCAGATCATCATTGTTCAAACGAGTACTGTGACGTTGCAGCCTACTGATGTGCAGGCAAGTCCAGAAAAAACCGCTTCAACAGCGAACTCGGGAACGAAGCAGCCGCAAGCTGCGACGGCCAGCATTCTTTACAAATCGGTGACAAGCATCAAATCGGCGATAGGCTTTTGATGGCTACTTTCGAAATCCCTCTTTCCGGCGTGCCAGAGTCGTTTCTGATCGCTTTGTCCGGCGTGCAGTACAAACTCACCTTGCAGTGGCGAGACGCCCCACAGGGCGGGTGGGTGCTTGACATCGCCGACTCGCTTGCGAACAAGATCGTCAGTGGCATCCCCTTGACCACCGGCGCAGATTTGCTTGAGCAATACGCTTATCTAGGCATTGGCGGCGAACTGTGGGTACAGACCGACGGCGATCCGGCAGAGGTTCCGACCTTCGAAAATTTGGGCTCTACGTCGCATCTCTATTTCATTACCGATTAAATTGGAAAGACGAGTTGTTCTCTTGGCTATGCGACTCATTTTTTAGGCACTCGTCCAGCATAGCGTAAGAAGGAAATCCCCCGAATTCCGTAACGTGCTGACAGGTCGAAATACTTTGTGACGGGAGTGACGCAATCCTGAGTTTGATGGCGTCATATGCGTCTTGCTCGTTCTGCATGCACTGTTGAAACATCATCTGCGATGGATGGCCGCCGAAATTGTTGAGATGCTCACACATTTTGTCTGGATCGTAGTAAGGCATGCTGTGGTTATCAGATGTTCCTTTTGCGACCTCTAAGCGCTTTACCGTGCAAAGTATGGGTGCGAAATGATGTGCTGTTATAGCTGATGAGATGTCGGAACACAGCACCGTTGCGTGGCGACCTTTTAAGCCTTTGATTGACTGATAGCTTGATGAGTCTGTAACAACTAGCTGAACCACACGAGTTTTTTCAGGTTGCTGGTCTGGAACCGCACCATCGGAGACTGTGATCAAATCAGCGTCTAACCGAAGGGCAAGGAATTTTGTTGGCACTTCCTTTCCATACATGATGTCAGTAGCAGGAAGAATAGCGACTGTCCCATTTAATGTAACCGGGCCGTCGTATGTGACCTGTTGTTGCGCGATGGCATTTGCGCACAAAAGCGCAAAAAATATTGAGATAGTGGTTTTCATTGGTGTTCTCCTCTAATGGTTCAGCAATATATCCGGAAAGTTAGCCTGCTAGTTGGATCAGATACTGGCGAAGGATTAGACCTGTCGGAATTGCACCTGAATTTCGCGGTATGGAGCTCGACTGCGCAGACGTTGCGGCACGCACGCATTCGTATTTACAACGCAAGCGATGAAACTGTTCAACGTATCCAGACCGAGTTCACGCGCGTGATACTCCAAGCCGGGTATGACGGCAATTTTGGCCTGATCTTTAGCGGGACGGTGGCTCAATACTCCCGCGGCCGAGAAAGCGCCACCGACACGTATCTGGACATCGTCGCTCAGGATTCAGACCAGGCGTACAACTATGCGGTGATGAATGTCACGCTCGCGAAGGGCTGGACCTACGACGACTACTACAAGTCGCTGCTCGACACGTTTGCGCCTTATGGAGTGACGGCAGGGTATCGTGCGGACTTCCCGAAGACAGTGTTCCCGCGTGGCAAGCCATTTTTCGGCATGGCGCGCGAGTACATGCGCGAGTTCGCCGCAGCGACTGGAATGCGTTGGTACATTCAGGACGGATTGCTTAACGTTATCCCGCTGAGCGGTTATCTGCCTAACGAAGCCATTGTGCTGAGCGCCGACACCGGAATGATCGGTATCCCGGTGCAGACGCTAGACGGCGTTATCGTACGCTGCTTGATGAACTCAAACATCATCACCGGCGGCCGAGTGCAGATCGACAATGCGAGCATCACACAAACCACGATATTGGCTGGGAAGAACTCGGACGGATCGCCAAATTCAGGCGGCCCGAAAACGACGAATCCTGATGACTACAACATCCCGAGCCTTAGCAACGATGGGCTGTATGTGGTTTATTCATTGACACATGCTGGCGATACGCGCGGCAACGCGTGGGAAACACAGATCATTTGCTTCAACCCGAGCAACGCTCCTAAAACGACTACCTTTACAAACGCGGTGATTGATGGACAACCGGCAACGAATCAGTGACCCAGAGGAGGCGCTTCGTGTCGCTATGCATGGCATGAGTACGGGTCTATGGACATCAATGCCAGGAATCGTCGAGTCTTTCGACCCATCGACCTTAGCGGCGACAGTCCAGATCGCAATCAAGGGAGTGGTGACCGGGCCGGATGGTACTGCTCAATTTGTGAATATGCCGTTACTTGTCGATGTGCCGGTCCATTTTCCGCGTGGTGGCAATTGCACTTTGACGTTTCCCGTCAGCAAGGGCGATGAATGCCTGGTTGTTTTCGCGGCGCGTTCGATACATTCGTGGTGGCAATCGGGCGGCGTTCAGATTCCGATGGAACCCGTGCGGCATGACCTGAGCGATGGATTCGCCTTCGTCGGGTTCTTCTCGCAGGCGACGAAGATTGGCGGAATCAGCACCGCGAGTACACAGTTGCGCAGCAATGACGGCTCGACGTCCATTGATCTAAACCCGGCGACGCAGCGAGTGACAATCACCGCTCCAGGCGGGTTTTATGTGAATGCGCCGGCATCGAACTTCAGTGGTGCTGTGATCATTCAAGGATTGCTCTCATGGCTCGCGGGCATGACCGGCAGCATCGTAAGCGGCGTAGCGTCGAGTATCAGCGGCGCGGTCAACTTCTTTGGCACGATCACTTCGAACGGTCACGCGATCGACGACAGCCATAAGCACATCAACTCGGGCGGTTCGGGCCTGGGTGGAACACCACAGTGAGATAAGAAATGCGTTACCGCAAGATGGACGCGAACGGCGATTATGTCTTCGGCAACCAGCAGAACGATTTTTACCGCGATGTGCCGGAGGCTCCATCTCAGGCAGTTAAGACCCGACTAGCTCTTTTTAGTGGAGAGTGGTTCCTCGATACGACCGACGGCACCCCATGGCGCACTGAAGTGCTCGGAAAGTACACGAAGGACACGTATGACGTCGTCATCAAGGATCGAATTCTCGGCACGCCCGGCGTGACATCGATAGACAGTTACACCAGCGTTTTCGACGGCGACTCACGGGCTCTCTCGGTCGCCGCCACAATCACCACGCAGTTCGGCCAGCAGGTAGTCGAAACGACGCTATGACCATCACGACAACCGCTCCGACTATCGATGCGACGGGCATCACCGCACCTTCCTATGCTGACGTGTTGTCTTTTTTGAAAGCGCAATATCAAAGCATCTATGGTTCAGATATTTATCTGGAATCAGACTCGCAGGATGGTCAGTTCCTCGCGATCATCGCAAGCGCGATCAACGACGCGAACGCTGTGGCCATCTCGGTCTACAACGCGTTCTCGCCAGCGACCGCTCAGGGCGCAAATCTGTCCAGCGTCGTGAAGATAAACGGCATCGCGCGCGCCGTTTCCAGTTTCTCGACTGTAGACCTGACGATCGTCGGACAAGTCGGCATTCCGATTGCGAACGGCGTTGTGCAGGACACGAATCAGGTGAAGTGGGATTTGCCCGCGTCGGTCACGATTCCGCCGGCCGGCACTATCGTCGTCACCGCGACTTGCGAGACACCCGGCGCAATTGCCGCGGTCGCAGGGTCGGTTAATCAGATTTCTACGCCGACGCGCGGATGGCAGACGGTCACGAACGTTAGTGCGGCTGCTCTCGGCAACCCGGTAGAGCTTGACCCTGCTTTGCGCCAGCGTCAGACTGTTTCGACAGCTATCCCGTCCCTGACTGTGCTTGACGGCATCAACGGCGCGGTTGCGAACGTTGCTGGCGTCACGCGGCTCACGCCTTACGAGAACGACACCGGTAGCACGGACGCAAACGGAATTCCGGCGCACACGATCTCGCTTGTCGTCGAGGGTGGTGATGCAACCGCTATCGCAACGGCTATCGCCACGAAGAAGACGCCAGGCGGCGGCACGTATGGCACGACGACGGTAACAGTTACCGATGTCTATGGTATTCCGCACCCGATCAATTTCTTCCGGCCGACGCAGCAGACGGTGACCGTCGCCATTGCGATGAAGGCGCTCACCGGCTACACGTCGGCAACCGGCGTGCTCGTGCAAAACGCTGTCGCTGCCTACATCAATGCGGTGGCGCTCGGCGGTGGTCCGGCGAAGGCTGTTGAGTGGGATTCTTGTATCACGGCTGCAAAAAGTGTGGCGGGCGGCAATACGTTCAAGATCACGTCCCTCACGCTGACCGGGCCAGGCGGAGCAGGTGCGCCAGACGTACCCCTAGCATTCAATCAATCGGCAGTCGCAACCGCGGCAGGCGTCACACTCACGGTCTCCTGATATGGCGGCAATCTCCGATTACACGGGTCTCGTTACGTCAGAGCACAGCGACAAGCCTCGGTTTATGGCTACGCTCTCGGCGGTCGCGCAGTGCTTTGTCGATCTGCAGAATGGGCTTGTTGCGATACCTAGTGAATACGATTTAGATAACGCTGTCGGCGTGCAACTCGATGCTGTTGGCCTATGGGTCGGCATCAGTCGGAATGTCAACACGCCGCTAGCCGGGGTGTACTTCTCGCTCGACACTGCTGGACTCGGGTTCGATCAGGGCGTATGGCAGGGACCGTTTGATCCAACAAGCGGCGTCACGTCACTCGACGATGATACCTATCGACTCCTGCTGCGCGCGAAGATCGGCGCGAATCACTGGGACGGAACATTGGGAACGTCCGCAGCGATCCTCAACGCTATATTTGGTGGATCAGCTTCATCGGCGCCGCCGGTAACGATCACGGCAACAAATGAGCCGTTTGGGACGGGAAACGGTTCAGCAACGCAGTTTCAGTTGTCGTATCAAGGCACGGCGCTCTTCACATTCACCGACGCGACAATCTATCGAAACGATTGGCAAGGAAATCAGAAGCTTGTTACGACGCCACGAACGAACAATTCGGCATCGATCAATAACTTCTCTGCCTACCTCGGCACGACCATCACGCCTAACGCAGGGACAGCACCGGACGGAAGCAACACAGCAGCCCTGATCTCGTACCAGTCCGGCGCCGGCGGCAACCTGTATCAGTTGCTGAACAACGCGGTAGGGCTGCAAACGTATTCGATTTATGCGAAAGCGGGAACGGTAGGCGCGCAGTTCACCGTCGGCAACGACAAGTTCGCGACGCCCGCGCTGGTTACGTTCAATCTCTTTACGGGTGTCGTAGTCAGCAGCTCCGGAGGGGCAACCGGCTCGATTCTTCCGATGGGCAACGGCTGGTATCGCTGCTCAGTGACGTTCACTGAGCCGTCGGGAATGGCGAGCGACTCGTTTGTCACCTTGCCCCAGGACAGGCCAGGAACGATCTATCAGTGGGGCGCACAAGCGGAAGTTGGGTCAGTCGCAACGCCTTACATCACGACGACATCCGCGCCCGTGACGATCACGGACTATTCGATCTCGTCGGCCGCGTTGGTGACGTTGGCGGTTGCCCCGGTCGCTGGCGCGGTAATGAACTGGACCGGTCACAGCACGGCCTATCCGACAGGCACCTACGTCTTCATCGTCGATAACGGCGATATGACGATTGACTATGGTATTGCAGGCACGTTGCCAAGCGCGGTGTTCCTTGCGCTGCTGCGCGGCGGGTATATCCCGTTGAAGCCGGAAGCGGTGCACATCAATGGCTACTACACGCCGTCAGTCACGAACACGCCGCTGTTTGGCTTCGACACTGAAAATTTTTACATTTCTGGATTCGATGTCGGCTCGTGGGCCGTCTCAGCCTGATCAATTGGAGCATCAATGGCAACGAATGACTTTCTTCCGTTCGCGGTAGGCAGTGGGGCGAACGTATCCGCACAATCGGATTATGCGGCGCTTCCGGCAATCGCTGCTGGATACTCCGCGGGCATTGCGAAATCGGCGCAGATCAATAAGACGATGCGTCAGTCTTCGATTATGGCGGCCGTGCTTGCGCAGTTCATTGCGAACCAGACTGGCGCAAATTCGGTCGATGACGGCACGACGGCGACGCTTCTGGCGAACCTACTGGTTGCGGTCAAGTCGGTAAAGGGTATTGCTCGGTTCACGTCTACCGGATCGTTCGTCGCGCCAAGCACCGGAACATATTATTTTTCCGGGTGCGGTGGGGGTGGCAGTGGCGGCGGCGGCGGGAGTAACAATTCAGCGGGCACGGCGGGCACATGCGGAGGCGGCGGCGGGGCTGGTTTTCCTGCCATTCGTCAACCCGTTACGCTTACAGCTGGCGTTACATATACGGTCACCATCGGCGCGGGCGGGACTGCCGTCGCGGGTGCCGGTCAAGGCGTTACGCCTGCATCGCCCGGAGTTGGTGGCGGGGCAACGACTTTAAGTGGAAGTGGTTTAACCACCATCACATTAGGCGGTGGCAGCGGCGGGCAGGGTGGCGCGCAAGGCGCGTCCGGAAATATCGGTGGCTCTACGGGTGGTGTAGGGTTTCCTAATGGCGGAACTGCGCCTGATGGTGGTGCGCAAACATCTGCGTACTCGGCAATTGGCGGCGATGGCGGCAGCGGCCCATTTGGTGGCGAAGGGCACGGGGGGCGTGCGGGCGCTGGTGGAGGTGTAGTGGCATCGGCGGCAAACGGTTTTGGTGTGGGCGGCGGCGGCGGCGGTTCTGCGTATAGCATCGGCGGCGGAGGCGGCGCGTCATCGGCTGGAATGCCCGGTTTTGCAATGCTGGAATGGTGATAAAAATGACATATGCATTGATTGAAAACGGGATCGTCATCAACGTGGTTGTTTGGGACGGTAACCTAGCAACATGGACCCCGCCTGATGGGCAAACGGCAATTGAGGTCAAAGACGGGGATGTTCCGCACATCGGACTTGGCTATGCCGACGGCGTCTATGAGCAACCGCCTCTTCCAGAGACGATTCCTCCGACACCAGCCGAAATCCTTTCGAGCAACACTAGTACTCGCGATACGCTTCTTTCGCAAGCGACCAGTGCGATCGCTCCACTTCAAGACGCAGTTGACCTTGACATGGCAACCGACGCAGACACCGCAGCGTTAAAAGCATGGAAGACATATCGCGTGCTCGTGAATCGGGTCGATCTGGCCCAAGCTTATCCGGCTTGGCCGACAGCGCCCTCGGCGTAAAAGACAGCAGCAGCACGAGCCCGCTACGGCGGGCTTTTTTTATGCCCGGATGACCGGCAAACGAGGGCCTCAGATGTCGGATTTTTGGAACGAGGGCGTGAAGTCAATCGTGACCGCTCTCGGGAGCGTTGGCACGTTCTGGGTCGGCGGCCGCATGTGGCGGCAGATCGACCGGAAGCGCCAGGCTGAGAGTGAGGGCGATGCCCGGATTACTAAGGCCGACTCCGCAGGACAGGTGGAGGCTATTGCCCGGTTTGAACGCCTAGCAACGCTGGCTGAAGAGCGCGCGGGCCGCGCCGAAGCGCGCGAGCTGCTAGCGGTGCAACGGGCTGACCGGGCCGAAGAATTGATGCGTGCCGCCGAGATTCGATCAGACGAAGCGGGTCGGCGGGCACAGCGCGCGGAATCAGAGGTACTCGAATTGAAAAACCGAATTGATCGACTGGAAGCGACAGTCGGAAACCGGAGGGCAGCAGATGCAAAAGGTAACTGATTGGCGATGGTGGGTCGTTGGAGTCTGCGTGGTTGGCGGACTCGCCGGCGTTCTCTCAGCGGGATATTTCCTTGGTCAATGGTCGGCGCGCGATAGCGTCGAACAAGCCAACACTGAGCGCAAAGCAATGACGGCTCGAATCCCTGTGATCCGCAAGGAGGAATACGCCGCTGGCGTCGCCTCGTCCGAAACAAAGATTGCCAGTTTGCAAAAGCAGATCGACGATGCGGGCGACATCAAGGCAATGGTGCAAGACGCACACGAGATCGTCGCTTACACACTTCGTTTCCTTGGGAAGCGGGCAGAGATTACGGACGCGCGCAATGCTGCGCTCCTGAAGCAATCCAGGACTGCTGCAGCCGCGGCAGTCGAGGCGAAGCAATCGCTCGATAAGGTCGACAAGAAACTGACCGAGCAAGCCGTGAAGGTCGATGCGGCCGCAAGCGCCGTGCAGAACGTCGAGAAGAAACTTGCACCACCGCCTCCGCCCGCACAACCAAGCAAGGGTTGGTTTGGCTTTGGAGGCCACTGATGGACACTCTGACTTTCCAGAAAGCGACGGCGCTTTCTTCATCGACGGCCAGCAAGTGGTGCCCTGTTGTTTCCGCCTCGATGGCGCTCTATGCGATCGACTCGCCCGCGCGCGTTGCTGCGTTCTTGGCGCAGGTCGGTCACGAGTCGGGCAGCTTTGTCTTCACGAAAGAACTGTGGGGGCCGACACCCGCGCAATCCAAGTATGAAGGCCGTCTTGACCTCGGCAACACGCAGCCAGGCGATGGAAGTAAGTACCGTGGGCGAGGGCTGATCCAAATCACCGGGCGCGCCAATTACAAGGCCGTGAGTGACTCGCTTGGGATTGACTTCGTGTTGTCGCCTGAGTTGCTTGAACTGCCGAGCGGTGCGGCGCAATCAGCGGCGTGGTTCTGGAATAGCCACAACTTGAATCAATACGCGGACTCGGGCGATTTCCAAACTTTGACGAAGCGGATAAATGGTGGCCTCAACGGGCTTGATGATCGTTTGAAACGATGGGAAACGGCGAAGATCGCCTTGGGGGTTTGATATGTCTACGTGGGGCGACGTGGCTTCTGCCATCGCAAAATCAGCACCGATTCTAGGGAATCTCCTTCCAGGTGTCGGCACAGTCGCAGGGCTCGGTGTTGGAGCCGTAGCATCGATTGTTGCATCAGCTTTGGGAACTTCGCCTGACCCTGATTCGATCATGTCGGCGTTGAAGAACGATCCCGATGCGCTTGCCAAGGTACGCACGGCAGAGCTCGACAATCAGACGCAACTCGCGCAGATTGCCATGCAGCGTGAGCAGAACTCACTTGCTGCACAAACAGCGCAATATCAGGCGGATGCATCCGACCGCCAAAGCGCTCGAACGCTTGCTGAGTCTGACAAGGATCACACTGCACGAAACCTTGCCTACCTCTACACGCTGGCTCTGTTCGGGGTAATCGCCGCGCACCTGGTGATTATCGTACGCGGCGTCGCCGTAGATGCGATTGCAATGTCGTTGATTTCGACGCTAGAAGGTGTGTTGATCTCGATGGTGCTCGGCTCGAAGGAGTTCTATTTCGGGTCGTCAAGCAGTGCGGTCAAACAACAGGCGGCGATCACTGAGTTTGCAACGGCGCCGGGGGCTGTCACGTCGCCGGTTGGATCGACGACCACGGTTCAGACGCCAACCGATTCCCAACAGACTGTGACCGTCGGACCCGCGCAAGGCGACATCTATCGCGGAAGCTAA